GCCCTTCTGTTGGGCGGAGCCGTCACTGGCATAGGTCTCCACGGCGCCCAGCACGGCCAGCCCGGCACTCAGCGGTACGGCACCGCGTAGCAGCAGGCGACCGCCGCGGGCCAGTTGCGCGCCGCCCTTGCCGGCCGCGTCGAGCACGGCGGGCACTCCACTCACCGTGTTGCCTGTGCGCAGCGCGATCTCCGGCAGCTTCCCGGCTCGCGCACCGAGCAGGCCGCCCCGCGCCAGGTTCACAGCGCCGCGCCCCGCTTCGAACAGCGCCCGGCCACCCTTGTAGGCTCCGAACAGGCCCACCGCCGAAGCCACCACGCCGGGGTTCTCGTTGACCAGTTGCGTCGCGCGGCGGAAACCCTCGGAGCCCACCTCCAGCGCAGGGTCCACGTAAGGCACGAGCGCATCGCCGACGGCTCCCAGCAGCGTCTCGCTGGATGCCCGCGCCGCACCGATGCGGGCCGAGGTCGTGTCATTGCGCTGGAGGAGAAGGCTGTCGACCACTCCGCTGGCCTTCAGGGCCTGCGCTTGCAGGTGCCGCAACGCCTCCCCGCCGCTCGAGGCCGGCAGCAGGCCCTTGAGCCCTTTGCCCACCCTTTCGGCCGCCTCTTCGGGCGAACCGCTCTTGCGCATCTGCAGTTCCAGCATGGCCCCCAGGCGGACGACAGCCTCGCTGCCCTGCCCCTTTCGCGGGCGCGCCCTGGACAACAGTTCCGGCAGGTGACGCGCCAGGTCCGCCGTCTCGAACTCGCCCTCCTGGCCGAGGAAGGCCAGGGAGTCCAGCGTCTTCGCCAGTTCGGCGGGAGTATCGAGCCCGGCCTTCACCTGCAGGCTGCGCAGCAGCGCCGCGGTGTCGTCGAGCCCGGCGCCCTGGCTGCGGGCGAATTTCGCCGCCAACGGCAGGAGCGACTGGGCATCCTGCTGCCGCATGCCGCTGTCCATCAGCGCAGCGAGCAGGCTTGCGCTGTCGTCCCGGCTCATCCCGCTGCCTTGCGCGCTTTCCTGTATCCGTTGCGACAGCTGCCGTTCCTGCGCGGTGCCGGCGATACCGCCACGGATCGCCAGGGCACGGATGCGTTCCTGATAATCCGCGGCGATACCGATGGGCACACCCATGGCGCTGCCGAACCTGCCCAGCTCGCCGAAGCGGCGGCCGGCGCTCTCCAGTTGCTCCCAGCCCCGGGCCCTGAGTTCGCTACCACGCACACTGCGGCCCAGGCGCTCATACAGCTTCGACAGGTTGCCCACCTCCAGGCCGTGCCGCTTGAGCAGCGCCAGGTTGCCTTCCAGTGCCCGCAGGGTCGTGCCCGCCTGGGCGTCGCCGATGCGCTGCAGGCGCAGGTATTCCGCCTGCAGGACGCGGGTTTCACCGACCAGGCCCTGGAGGTCGAAGGCACGCTCGCTGCCGCGCCGGAGCGCTTCCACACGCACCTTGGCGTCCGCCACGACCGCCCCGAAACTGGCGTCGAACACCCCGCCGAGCACGATGCTGATCTTCTGTTTCTCGCTCATCGCTCATTCCATCCATCAAAGGCGGGAGCGGCGCATGCACGCCGCTCCCGCGCCCTCAGGCAGCGTCCTCGCCCAGCCACCAGAGCAGTTCGCCCTGGCTCATGCCGTCGAGGTCGGCGGCGCCGAAGCCCAGTTCGCGGGTCAGGCGCCGCGCCAGCTCACGCATCCGCGCCGGGTTCGTCGCCGTCTTCGCGCACCAGGCGAAAGTAGGCGTTCTGCAGCCGCTGGTAGTCGCTGAGCTTGAGCCCCTCCAGGTCCTGGGCGCTGACCTGGGCGAGGGAGGCGAACAGTTGCAGCTCGCGCTCCTCCGCATCGCCGCCGACACGGGTGGCCAGGCGGATGTCACGCACCGTGGGCGCGCGCAGGGTCAGGCTGTCGACGCTGACGCCGTTGCATTGCGCCGGGCGCGACAGGCGCACGGTGGCGGCGTCGGCGCCCAGGCTGAGCCAGGCCGGTTGTGCTTGGGTCATGGCGCGCACCTCACAGGCCGAGGTGGCCGCGCAGGGCGGCCAGCTGGTCGACGCCGTTGACGCGGCGCACCGAGTTCAGCGGGTCGATCTCGAAGACCTCGCGGCCGTCGACCTCCAGCTTGTAGTAGCTGACCACCACGTTGAACTTGAACTCGGCCAGCTCGCCGACCTTCCAGTCGCCCGGGTCGACTTCCTGGAGCATGCCGCGCAGGGTCGCGATCACCGGCACGGCGTCGCCCTTCTGGCCCTTGAAGGAGCCGCGGAACACGCCGTTGAAGCCGCTCTGGTCGGCCAGGCCGAAGAAGTTCAGCGCCTCGCGCCGGGCGCCGTTGGTGGAGAACTTCGCCTCCATCTTCTCCAGGCCCATGTCCAGGGCGATGGGCGCGTCCATGCCGCCGGCCTGGTAGTCCTGGGTCTTGATGCTCAGCTTGGGCAGGGTCAGCGACGGCACGTCACCGGCGAAGCTGACGCCGTCGACGAACAGGTTGGTGTTGCTCAGGGTTTGCGGAATCATGGGTGTTGCTCCTTAGGCGTCGAGGACTTCGGTGAGCCACTGGTCGGTGACTTCCACGCGGAAGTTGGGGTTTTCGGCGGGCGGCACGTCGGTGAAGCGGATGTTCCAGTACACCTTGCCCTGGGCCAGCTGGCTGGCGGTGTTGAGTTCCGGGTCGGCGTAGACCTCGAAGTCGATCACCGCGCCCTGGTTCTTCAGGTCGCGCATGAAGGCGCGCAGGCCCTCGGTGACGTCCTTGACGTAGGTCTTGGTGATGCCGCGGTCGACCGCCCACTTGTGCCCGGCGAGGATGGCGTCCATCACCATGTCGAGGGTGCGCACGCGGGTCACGAAGGCCCACTTCGGGTCGCTGGACAGGGTGCGGTTGCCCCACAGGCGGTAGCCGTCGTCGCGGATGATGGTGGTGACGTTGGCGTTGTTCAGCAGGTTGGCGCGGCAGGTCGCGTCGCCGTCGAGGAACTCCACCGGGCGGGTGGTGCCGGTGATGCCGGTGAACACCTTGTTCGACGGCGAGGACCAGAAGCCGTACTCGGCGTCGGTCCAGGCGAACAGCCCGGCGGCATAGGCCGAGGCCGGAGCGTCGGCGCTGGCGCTGGCGCTGGCGCTGGCCTCGGTGTCCCAGTACTGCACGCCGGGGTCGACCAGGTACACGCGCTTGCTGCCGAACTCGCCGGCATAGGCGATGGCCGCCTCGTCGGTGCTGTTCGGCCCGTCGACGATGGCGATGGCGCGCAGCTTGCCGGCCAGGGCGTCCATGGCGGTGGCCACGGCCTCGGTGGCGGAGTGCTGCGGCGCCACCAGCAGGCGCGGCTGGGCGTTGAAGCGCGACTTGCCGTCGAGCAGCGCCTGCAGGCCGGTGCGCTGGCCGGACTCGGTGACGCTGCCGATGATCGCCGAGGTCTGCTGCGCCGGGTCCTCGACCTCGGCCACACCGACCGCGACGACCACGGCGGAGGCCTGGGTGAAGATGGCGGTGCAGGCCTTGTAGATCGCCGAGCCCACGCCGAAGGCGGCAGCGGCCTCGCGCAGGCTGGTCAGCAGCACCGGCACATCCGGCTCGGCGGTGGCCGGAGCGCCCGGGGTGAAGGTATCCACCAGGCCGATGATCGAGGACGACGGCAGCGCGATGGTGCGCGCGCCGACGTCGACGTTGGTCACGGTAACGCCGTGAAAGAAGCTCATAGGGTTTTCTCCAGACATAAAAAAACCGCCGGTAGGCGGTTGCTTGGTTGGCCCGGGCCGCGGGTGCGGTGGGCTGGGATTACTCTCATCAGCTAGGAAAGCCAGTCTTGGCCGAAAATGAAGTCGCGCTAATTAGCGCTACATACAAGCGTACTAACTCAGAATTTCAATCGAGAAAGCATGGGCTGTGTGAACTATTTTCAGCACCCACGCCAACTCAGCAAAACAGCATAGGCCTATATATCTCACAACCCAAACCACTCAAATAATTAATCTTATTTACCTATAGACAGCCAGAAGAATGCACTTAGTGTTCCTGCTGTCGAAGCGACTTGCCGAACACCAAATGTCACGCCAGTCTTTGAGTAGCTCAGTGTGCCGATGGCATTCACGCCAGAAATACTGCCAGACGCGTCTCCATACCATATACCGTAAAACTCAGAAGGATATGCCAATGGAAAATTCAGACTACCGTTGCCATTTGCATCAGACTGACTTGTCCCCCACTGAATAATTAGTCCTCCCATCCAGGTTGGAAAAGCGACATAGCCACTATTGCCAATAGAAGCCATAAAGCCTGCCCGAAGTTTCTTAGGTGTGACAACGCTTGCGTCATCTATACCTGCATTTACCTGGGCTTGCGTAGCAATCTTCATCAACCCTGAAACAGACTCCGTAGCCTGTACGATTTTTTTTGCTATAGCCTGAAAAACCCGTAACGGTGTCATCAGTTTGCTGCTATCAACTCCGACTTCAGCATCCTGCTGGCTAGCGAGGATCGTCCGCGAGTCCACATATTCGCGGGTAGCCAGCACCACGCTCGGATCGATCTTCAGCTCCACCGAAGCGGTGTTGCTGACGATCAGCACCATGCGCACGGTCTGGGTGCGGCCGCTGCCTTCGGCCAGTTGCGGTTTGTAGGACGGCGCGCAGTTGGCGTAGGCGATCAGTGCGCCGGCCTCGTCGTACAGGCCCATCTCGCGGATCCACCAGCCGCCGACGTCCTCGGGGATGACCTGCTCGGCGATGATCTGCGCGGCGTTGGCCGGGTCGACGCTCAGTTGGTTCAGCGGCGCGCGGCGGACTTCGTTGACCAGCGCGGTGCGGCTGGCGTCCGGGGTCGGGACGTTGCCGCCGCCGTCGCCGACGGCCAGTTGGGTGATTTTCAGGGTGGTGCCCAGCGCGGTGGCATTCGCCAGCTTGCCGGCACCGATGGTGGTCAGGAGTGCGTAGTAGGTCACGGCCATGGGTAGACGCTCAGTTGGTCGATGGTGTGTTCCCGGCCGGGCAGGCCGTAGCCGCCGCGGGTCTCGATGACGTCCGGGAGATAGGGGTAGACGGTGGTGATGTCGCCGTCGTATTGGCCGGAGCCGACGTAGATCGGCCCCTGGGTTTCCAGGCTGATGTCCAGCCCGATGAGGTGGCGGGTCAGCGGCTTCGCGTCGTCGATCAGGCGCTCCACCTCCTGGTACATGGCTTCGCTGATGCCGCTGTCGAGCACGCCGATGCGCAGGCCGAAGGTGCCCGGCTCGCCCATGGGCGCGCTCTGCCACCACTCGATCACCTCGATCAGGTAGCCCAGCGGCTCGATCACCCGGCGCAGCGCGGCGATGGTGCCCTTGTGCTGGTGGATACGGAACGCCGCGGCTATCGCCTTGCGCTTCACCGGCTCGGCCCAGTCCGGGTCCCAGCGGTCCACCGACCAGGCCCAGGCCAGGTAGGGCAGCAGCGCCAGCGGGCAGCGCTGCGGGTCCATCAGCTCGCGCAGCGGGATCGGTAGATCGCTCACCTGCACGTCGGCCAGCGCCCGTTCCAGCGGCGTGGCGTTGCTGGGCAGCAGGCGGCTACTCATCGGAGCCTCCCACGCTGATGGCGTAGCCGGTGCAATAGGCGGCCTGGGTGGCGTCCAGCACCACGTCGGCGGCCGGCTGCGCCAGCTCTACGCGCTGAACGCCCTCCACATGCAGCGCGGCGAACAGCGCCGAGCGGCGGATGTCGCGGCCGAGCCGGCGCTGGGTGGCGATGTAGCCTTGCAGCGAGGCTTCCGCCGCCTGGCGGATCAGCTCGGCCTCGGGCCCCGGGTAGATGTAGAGCACCGCCTCCACCCGGTAGTCGACGATGCTCGCCGACTGCACGGTGACGCGATCGCCCACCGGTCGTACGTCCTCGTCGGACAGCGCCAGGCGCACTGCTTCGAGGATGTCCTCGGCAGCACTGCCATCGCCTTCGCGGGACAGCACGCTGATCAGTGCCTCGCAGGGCGCGGGGCTGATCGCCGAGACATCGGCGATGCGCCCGTCGGCGCCCAGCGCGAAGGCCACGTAGGCATTGCGCGGCCCGGCCACCGACAGTTGGTCGAAGGCCAGCTGGGTGCGGTTGCGCAGCGAGTCGTCGCTCTCCAGCACCGCCTCCAGCGGCGGCACCGCCGACGGATCGGCGGGCTGGATCACCAGGCGCGCCACGTTGTAGCCGGCGGCCAGTTGCTCGAGGTCGCTGCCCGTGGCGTAGGCGAGCATCACTGCCCGCGCGGCGTCGTTGATGCGGGCGCGCAGCAGCAGCTCACGGTAGGCCGCCAGCTCCAGCAGCTTGACCACCGGATCGGACTCCAGCGCGGCGTCCCAGCCTTCGCCCATGGCCGCGCGGAAGGCTTCCAGCAGCTCCTGGTAGAGGCTCTCGAAGTCCAGGCTTTCCACCACGTCCGGCGGCGGCAGCTGCGACAGGTCGATGATGCTCATGCCTGCACCTCCAGCTGGAAACCGTCACCCTGGTAGAGCCCGCTCAACAGCAGGCTGACGCGGCCATCGAGCACCGCGCTGACCTTCACCGACTGCAGGCGGATGCGCGGCTCCCAGCGCCCGAGGGAACGGGCGACCTCGGCCTGCACCGCGCTTTTCCAGCCTTCGCTGAGCGGCAGGTCGACCATGCGCCGCAGCTGGCTGCCGTACTCCGGGCGCATGCGCCGGCTGCCCAGGGGCGTGCCGAGGATGTCCTCGATGGATTGTTTCAGGTGCGCCAGGCCGCCCAGGGGTTGGCCGTTGCGCCTGTCCATGCCGATCATGGCCGCGCCCTCCCCTGTGGCGGGCGGTTGTGCTTGCCCATGCTGTTCTCCAGAAACGAAGAGGCCCGCGCATGGCGGGCCTGTGGATGAAAGTGACGGTTCAGTGGGTGTGGTGGTTGCTGTTGCCGGTGGTGTCCATGATCGAGCCGCTGCTGGTGACGTTGCCCTGCACCGCCAGGTTGCCCTGGATGGCCACCTCGCCCTGCAGGCTGATCTGCCCGGCCTTGACCGTCACGCTGGAATCGCTGACCAGTACCTGCGCCCCACCCACCTTCACCGTGACGCTGCCGCTGGGCAGCTCGATGCTGTAGCTGTGCGCCGCCCAGTCGTAGCTCAGGCTGCCGCCGTCGGCGAATCGCCAGGTCTCGACGTGGTCGCGGCTGTCCGCCGGGGCGCCGGCGTCGCCGTACAGGCCGGGCACGAAGGTGCCCATGGCCAGCACGCCGGACGGGCTGAGCAATACGCCCTGTTCGCCGATGCCCGGCGCCCGCCAGTGCCGCGCCGGGCCTGCTCCCTGGGCGTGCCAGCGCACCCAGGCGCTGGTCCAGTCGCCATTGCGCACCCGCACCCGGGCGGCGGCCAGGTCCACGGCGACCACCACGCAGGGCACGATCAGCGAGGCGAGCATGCGGTCGTGCTCGGCGCTCACGTAGGTCGGGTTCATGCCAGGTCCTCCGGGGCGAAGTAGTCGGCCTCGTGGCCGGGGCCGGTCTGCGGCTCGATACCCAGCAGCAGCGAGCCCGGCGGCAGGTCCTCCCAGGGCCATTCCGGCGTACCCAGCAGCAGCGGCTGGTCCCACTCCAGCAGCCAGACGCGGTAGGCCTCGCTGGCCTCGGGCCGGGCCTGGACGAAGCCGGCCGGCTCCAGCGGCAGGTCCCAGGTCTGCGCACGCAGCAGGACGGCGATCAGCGAAGCCAGCTGCAGCGCCAGCACTTCCGCCTCGGCGTCGTCGCGCTGCAGCAGCAGGCGTGCCTGCAGCCGGCACAGCAGCGCCGTCTCGCCGGTGCCGGGGTCGCGGCCCGGCGCCAGCGCGGCGTATTCCAGCAGCAGCGCGGGTAGCTGCGGGGTGGCCGTGCCCAGTGGGCCGCGCAGTATCTGCACGGCCTCCGGCAGTACCGCGCGCAGCCGCTGTTCGACGGCGGCCAGCAGGCTTTCGAGGGTCAACTCCTGGTCAGGCATGGCGCCTCCCTGTTTCGGATGGATTCGTTCAGCGACGCTCGTGGTCGCTGTCGCTCAATTGGCAGACACCCAGGCGGCGGGCCGCCCAGCGTTCGTAGAGGCCGACGGCGATCTCGGCGCCGGCCGCCGCGGTCAGGCTGCCGACGGCGGCGCTGAGCAGCAGCGAAGCACCACAGGCCAGGGCCAGGAACATCACCGCCACGCCGCAGACGATCGAGGCGCCGGAGCGCAACGCCAGGCGCCGCAGCAGCCCCCAGCCGCCCAGGCCGGCCTTGTCGGCCCGCCACATCTCGCCGCTGACGCCGCCCACGGCGGCCAGCAGGATCGATACCCACAGCGGCATCTCGGGTTCATTGCCCATGGGTTCACCTTGAAGACAAACGCCCGCGCCGGCGGGCGGAACCGGCGGCTATCAGCCAGCCGGGGATTACGGCCGCAGGCCGCGAAAGCGGGCGGCGGAAACGAAAAAGCCCGGCGCTGGGGCCGGGCTCGACGAGGTTTTCAGCGGTGCTCCCTGGGGACGCACCTTTGCAAGATTGATGACTTTGTACCCCCCGATTCCCGGCCGGACAAGGCATTTCCGCCCTGGCACCGCAATAGGTGGGCAATGCACCGGCAACGCACCGGCGAGGCACTGCGATTCAGCCCAGGGGCTTGCTCAGCAGCACCGTGGTGAAGCCGCTGTGCCATTCCTCGTCGGGGTAGAAGTCGATTTCCGCGTAGCCGTGCCTGGCATAGAAGGCGCGGCTCTGGCGGTTGAAGGTGTCGGTCTCCAGGCGCGCCTGCGCGTGGCCGGCCGCGGCCATCCGCCGTTCGGCGAAGCGCAGCAGGGCGCTGCCGGCGCCGGCGCGTTGGGCGCGGGGCGAGACGTGCAGGGCATCGATGAAGTCGTCACGCCAGTCGACCAGGCCGATGACCTCGCCGCCCATGCAGGCCAGGTGGAAATGCCCGAGGCGCGCCTGGACGTAGGCGCGGGTGCGCCCCGCCGTTTCGAAGCGCGCTCGCGCTTCGGCGGTCAGTTGGGGTTTCCAGGTGGTTTCGTAGGTTTCGCCGAGAATCCGCAGGATCGCCTCGGCATCGGCCGGGCTCGCGGGGCGCAGGGTGAGGGAGGTGCTGTCCATGGCCGCGAGCATAGCGCAACGGCGCATGGGTGGAGAAAGCCCGGCGCGGGTCCGGGCTCGGCGGGGTCAGGCCACGCGGCGCAGCAGGCGGGCCTGGATGCTCTGGTGCGCCACGTGCAGGCGCAGGTAGAAGGTGTTGCGGCTGCAGCGGCAGTGGCGGTACTTCTGCTCGGGTTCGCTGTCGCGGTTCAGGTAGTGTTCGCTGACCACCTGCTTCTGCTGCTCGGGCAGGCCGTTGACGATCAGGTCCAGCTCGGCGACGCGGTCGAGCAGTACCCGGCTGCCACGGGTGCCGCGAATCATCTCGCCCTTGTTGGCGATCATCAGCGCCAGCAGGTTGCCGCCGGCATAGCCGCCACCGGCCACGCCCGGGCTGTGCATTTCCTCGGCCCAGAGCCTGAGCATTTCATCGATCGGCTTGATCACGTTTGCCTCCCGCGCCTTCAGCGGCGCCGTTCCAGTTCGTCCAGGGCCTGGCAGTCCAGGCAACGGTTGCAGCCGGGCACCGCCAGGCGGCGGGCCTCGGGGATGGGCTCGCCGCAGAGCTGGCAGTCGGCGGCGGCTGGCTCCGGCTCGCTGCCGCGCCGTGCCGCCAGCAGGGCGTCGAGGCGTTCCAGGGCCAGGTCGTTGGCGTAGTCGGCGAGATCAGCCATGGGCGACCTCCCCGTGGTGTTGCGCTGGTGCGTTCATGCTTTTCTCCGGGCGACGACCCGCCCTGCGCGTGCCATCCCGCGGCCGCGTTGCCAGGTCATTCGCGTGCTGTTTGTCGATGCGTGGCGCTCAGCTGGACGCCACTCGCCGTGCGGAAGCGGTGCGCTCCTCGCCCGCTTCCGCCGTCAGCCTGCCCCGTGACGCACGGGCCGCAGGCAACCCACGGCTTCCCTGCCGCGGAAGACGGAGGCGCCGGCACCCTCGTGTCGGATCGCGTCCGCCGCCGGCACGGAAACAACCTTCAGAAGGCCGGCGAAGGAAAAACTACAACCAAAGCTATTTATCGTCAACACCAAAGCTATTTACACTTCCCCGGGGCGGGCGGTAGAGTGCCGCCATGAACAGCACAGCCCGCTCCTCCACGCTCGCCGAGCGCCTCAAGCAGGCCATGGCCGCGCGCAACCTCAAGCAGGAGAGCCTCGCCGAAGCGGCCGGGGTCTCGCAGAACACCATCCACAAGCTGACCGCCGGCAAGGCGCAGAGCACCCGCAAGCTGATCGAGATCGCCGCGGCCCTGGGCGTCTCGCCGGTCTGGCTGGGCACCGGCGAAGGCTCGCCGCAGGCCGCCACGTCACCGGCCGACGGCAGCCCGCTGCGCCTGGAGCCGCTGCACCCCTGGGACAGCAGCACGCCGCTGGACGAAGACGAGGTGGAACTGCCCTTGTACAAGGAAGTGGAAATGTCCGCCGGCGCCGGGCGCACCGCGGTGCGCCAGATCGAGGGGCGCAAGCTGCGCTTCTCCTACGCCACCCTGCGCGCCGCCGGGGTCGACCCGGACGCGGCCATCTGCGCCCAGCTCACCGGCAACAGCATGGAGCCGCTGATCATGGATGGCTCCACCATCGGCATCGATACGGCGACGACGCACATCACCGACGGCGAGATCTACGCCCTGGAGCACGAGGGCATGCTGCGGGTGAAGTTCCTCTACCGCCTGCCCGGCGGCGGCATCCGCCTGCGCAGTTTCAACCGCGACGAGTACGGCGACGAGGAATACGACGCCCAGGCCATCCAGGCCAGCCAGCTGAGCATCATCGGCTGGGTGTTCTGGTGGTCGACGGTGCGCCATCGCCGCGCGCCCACGCTGGTTCGCTGAGCCCTCCCCAACCCCGCCGCGGCGGGGTTTCTTCTGCGCGAAGGAAAGCCGGGCGAACGGCGATTGCCAGGAAAAACAACAAAAGCTATATTTCCTCCATCGAACGACAACCGCAAGCAGGAGGAAGCCATGCTGCCGTCGAACTCCGACACCCAACCGGCGCCACGCCAGGAAACCGTGGCGCTGGTCTACCAGATCTTCGGCGACGTGCTGGTGCCCCTGGAGCAGGTGCGCGAGCGCTGGTTCCGCAACCTCAACCGGGAGAACTTCGGCAAGGCCCTGGCCTGCGGGCGCATCGCCCTGCCGGTGACCACCCTGGACGACAGCCACAAGGCCATGCAGTACGTGGCGGTGGATCACCTGGCGGCCTACGTCGAGCAGCGCGCCAGCCTGGCGGATGCCGCCCTCGCCCGGCGCCGGGCGGGGCAGCAGGGGCAGGATGGGTTAGGCGAACATGCCGTCACCATGTAGGAGCGCGCCCTGCGCGCGATTCGCGGATGAGATCCGCTCCTACAGTTCCTGGGAGGCGGGTGTGCCGAGGTGCTCTTCGTAGGAGCGAGCTTGCTCGCGAACAAACGCGGTGCCATGCGGTTCGCGAGCAAGCTCGCTCCTACGAAAAAACGTTCCGTTCCTCCCTGGAACTGTAGGAGCGGGCCCTGCCCGCGAATCGCGCCGGTGGTTACGGCTATCGCGGACAAGGTCCGCTCCTACGGGAAAACTGCGGGCACCAACGAAAACGCCGTTCCCCCTCCCGGGGAAACGGCGTTCTGCGTTACGGCAACAGCGCTCAGTCTTCGAGGCGCGCGGTGTGTTCGGCCAGGGCCACCGCGCGGAACATGGCGCGGCGCTTGTTGATGGTTTCTTCCCATTCCAGCGCCGGCACCGAGTCGGCGACGATGCCGCCGCCGGCCTGCACGTGCAGTTCGCCGTTCTTGATCACCGCGGTGCGGATGGCGATGGCGGTGTCCATGTTGCCGTTCCACGCCAGGTAGCCCACGGCGCCGCCGTAGACGCCGCGCTTGACCGGTTCCAGCTCGTCGATGATTTCCATGGCGCGGATCTTCGGCGCGCCAGACAGAGTGCCGGCCGGGAGGATCGCGCGCAGGGCGTCCATGGCGCTCAGCTCGGGCTTGAGCTGGCCGTTGACGTTGGAAACGATGTGCATGACGTTGGAGTAGCGCTCGATGACCATCTGCTCGGTGACCTTCACCGAACCGGTCTGCGACACGCGGCCGACGTCGTTGCGGCCCAGGTCGATGAGCATCAGGTGCTCGGCGATTTCCTTGGCGTCGGACAGCAGGTCCTGCTCCAGGGCGCGGTCGGCTTCCTCGGTGGCGCCGCGCGGGCGGGTGCCGGCGATCGGGCGCACCGTGACCTCGCCGTCCTCCACGCGCACCAGCACCTCCGGCGAGCTGCCCACCACGTGGAAGTCGCCGAAGTTGAAGAAGTACATGTAGGGCGTCGGGTTGAAGCAGCGCAGCGCGCGGTACAGGTCGATGGGCGCGGCCTTGAAGTCGATGGACATGCGCTGCGACGGCACCACCTGCATGCAGTCGCCGGCCAGGATGTATTCCTTGACGGTGTCCACCGCGCGCTCGTAGTCCTCGCGGGTGAAGCTGGCGCGGAACTGCGGCTCGGGCGCGTTGACCGCGGCGAAGTCCAGGCCCCGGCGCGGGGTGATCGGCTGGCGCAGGCGCTGCAGCAGTTCCTCCAGGCGCGCCTGGCCCTTGTCGTAGGCATCCGCCTCGGCCGGGTCGGCGAGGACGATGGCGTGCAGCTTGCCGGCCAGGTTGTCGAAGACGACCACGGCGTCGGAGACCATCAGCAGGATGTCCGGGTTGCCCAGCGGGTCCGGGTTCGGGCACTGCGCCAGGCGCGGCTCGACGTAGCGCACGCAGTCGTAGCCGAAGTAACCGACCAGGCCGCCGTTGAAGCGCGGCAGGCCCGGCAGGGTCGGCACGCGGTAGCGCTCCTTGAACTGCTCGACGAAGGCCAGCGGGTCCTCGCAGTCGAAGCGCTCGCTTTCCACGCCGTCGACGCTGACGCTCACGCTGTGGCCGTACACCCGCAGCACGGTGCGGCACGGCAGGCCGATGATGGAGTAGCGGCCCCACTTCTCGCCGCCCTGCACCGATTCCAGCAGGTAGCTGTTGGCGCCGTCGGCGAGCTTCAGGTAGATCGACAGCGGGGTGTCGAAGTCGGCGAGGGTTTCGCAGGTCAGGGGGATGCGGTTGTAGCCTTCGGCGGCCAGCCGCTGGAATGCGTCGCGGTTCATGAGCGGTCTCGTGCGAGGAGGTGGAACGGGCAGTGGCAAACGGGCGCCGGGAGGTCCGGCCGGAGGAATGTCAGGCGCGCCAGCGCCAGCGGGCCAGGGCCTTGATGACTTTCATCCAGAGTTTGCGGGGAGCCGTGTCCAGCACGTTGGAGTCTCGATGGGCGGGGTTGGAACCGTCGTCCGGCAACACTATCGCTTTGCCCGGGTCGAAGCAAGGCAGCAGTTGGCGCAGGTCGTCCAGCACCAGGCTCGGCTGCTCCTCGGCGATCGGCCGGCCGTGGTTGTAGCCGTAGGTCAGGCCGACGCTGCGCACCCCGGCGGCCTTGGCGGCCAGCACGTCGTTGCGCGAGTCGCCGACGAACAGCGCCTCGCCGGGCGCCACGCCGGCGGCCTTCATCACGAACAGCAGCGCGGCCGGGTCGGGCTTCTGCTGCGGCAGGGTGTCGCCGCCGACGATCCAGCGGAAGAACTTGCCCAGGCCCATCTCGTCCAGCAGCGGGGCGACGAAGCGCTCGGGCTTGTTGGTGATCAGCGCCAGCTCCACGTCCTGTTTCTTCAGCCATTTCAGGGTGTCCACCACACCGGGGTAGACCTCGGTGAGAGCGTGGCTGTCGGCGTAGGCGTCCATGAACAGCGCCAGGGCGCGCTCGGTGTCCTCCTCGCTGACGCCTTCATGCTCGATGCCGCCGGCCAGGGCGCGGCGCACCAGCACCCGGGCGCCGTTGCCGACCCAGTGGCGCACCTGCTCAAGCCCGGCGGGAGCGCGGCCCATGCCGATCAGGGCCTTGTCCACCGCGGCGGCCAGGTCCGGCACCGAGTCCACCAGGGTGCCGTCCAGATCGAACATCACCAGGCGCGGCAGGCGCCCGGCGAACAGCGCTTGGGCAGCGCTCATCACTTGCCGGCCTGCGCCAGTTCGGCGTGCATGGCGCGGATAACCTCGGCGTAGTCGGGGGCGTTGAAGATGGCCGAGCCGGCGACGAAGGTGTCGGCGCCCGCCGCGGCGATCTCGCGGATGTTCTTCACGTTCACCCCGCCGTCGATCTCCAGGCGGATGTCGCGGCCGGAAGCGTCGATCAGCGCGCGGGCCTCGCGCAGCTTGTCGAGGGTGCCGGGGATGAACTTCTGCCCGCCGAAGCCGGGGTTCACGCTCATCAGGAGGACCATGTCGATCTTGTCCATCACGTACTTGAGCGCGTCCAGCGAGGTGGCCGGGTTGAACACCAGGCCGGCCTTGCAGCCGCCGTCCTTGATCAGTTGCAAGGAGCGGTCGATGTGCTGGCTGGCTTCGGGGTGGAAGGTGATGTAGGTGGCGCCGGCCTCGATGAAGTCGCCGATGATGCGGTCCACCGGGGAGACCATCAGGTGCACGTCGATGGGCGCGGTGACACCGTACTTGCGCAGCGCCGAGCAGACCATCGGGCCGATGGTCAGGTTCGGCACGTAGTGGTTGTCCATCACGTCGAAGTGGACGATGTCGGCGCCGGCGGCGAGCACCTTGTCCACGTCCTCGCCCAGGCGGGCGAAGTCGGCGGAGAGAATCGACGGGGCGATGGCGTAGGGTTGCATGGCGCACCTCTGTGGGCGGAATCACGGATGGCGCGCATTGTAGCCGCTCGGAGCGAGCGAGGGGGATCGAGGCGATGGTTGTAGGAGCAACTGTCTTGCAAGCTGCGCCGAGGCGCTTTTCGTAGGATGGGTTGAG